ACTACATTCACATGTAAGTGCTTGGGAAGATGTTATTGACACACTCCCTTTGCTGATGCTGATTCGTGATGTTGACTATGTGAATGTTGGCTTCTATGAACGTAAGCACTTGTGTGATGTGTTTGGTTGTGATGACAAGAGTCTTAACCGAAAGCTGAAACAGTATGAGAAAGTGGGTGTGTTCAAGTGTGCTACTAAAGGACTGTTTAAGAAGGGCACTGTTCGTATTGTGTTTCATCCTGTTGTAGCCTTCCGTGGCAACCAACGCTTACAAGAGGTGATGGTACGTAATTGGTATAAGCCTAAGTCATCCGACCAGCTTGTTCCTAACAAGGAATGGTTTGAGAAGGTTGATGCTATTCCTCAGAGTGAGATTGATGCCTACTTGAATCGTGCTGACATGGAGATGGCTACAGCAATCTTTGAGAGCCACTTAGCTGAGAACGAAGTGCTTGGTAATGAAGGTAAGTCAATCAACAAGTGTGTGATTAAATACTTTGGTGAGGGTTGTGACAACAAGACACGACTCCTAAACTGCACTGATGTAGATTTCAAACTGTTCGTAAATGGCAAGCTACCTATTGAATCACTCAAGCGTGTATAAGGAGAACAACATGAGCAATGCTAACCAAGAGCTACTACTGATTAGTCTGTCTCTAGCTGTATTACGGCTGGAGATGGCACAAGCTGCACTAGCAAACATTCTTAACGACTAATACATATTCTAAAGAGGGTAAGAATCCTATGAATAGCTTTAACAACAAGTGGAAACTAGCAGAACAGTCCTTCGCCACCTACTTCAATGGTGATGTAGTGGAGGAGCTTGAGTTGCAATACAAAGACATAGACATTCTTTGCAAAGAGAGTGGTAAGACAGTGAGTGTGAAAGACATTGGTGATTCATCCAAGCAATATGGTAGTGTGCTTCTTGAAACCACTCTTGTGAACACCACTAACGGTGCTACATCTAAAGGTAGCTTCTACAAGTGTGAGGCTGATTTATTCGCCATACGATTATGGCACAAGGGACGTTACTGTTGGTATGTCACACACACCTCTGAATTAACTAAATACCTTGAACAGAACAGCCTAAGTGAAGTTAAGACACGTCCTGAGACAGAGGCTAAGAACCGAGCTAGGGGGCGTTATTACAACGGCACCATCTGTAAGCGAATCTCCGTCCCCCACCTTGTTGAGAATACAGAATGTCTTTGTATTCCTATTCGTGCATTAAAGAACAAAGAACAACGTGCCCTTGATTACCTCCGTGATTGGGGCTTTAGCAAATAACACAGAGGTGCTTATGAGCGAGCTAATAGACAACATAAACCTTGACGCATTCTCAGCAACATACGCTGGGTATAAAGTGGAATACCTACCATACGAAACCTTAGAGATTCTTATGGAGGAATACCCTGAAATGTCTGATTGGGATTTGCGTAGCATCATCCACAAGATTGACAAACAACTCACTAAATACTCCTTGTACGATGAAGACAAAGGCTTCCGTTTAGACAAAGGGTTTAGGCGCATTAAGATTGATGGAAGTATGCGCCATGTGAGACCACTATACTACTTCTTGATGACGGGTGTCTACCCTAATCGTGCCTATGTACTACATGCTCCTGACGACAACCCTCACACACTGGACATTGACCGGCTCAAGCTAGTGGACAGACGCAAAGTGACCAAAGAGGCTTCCGAGAAGTATAGAGAAAGAATGCGTAAATTGAAAGAGAGTGTTGGGGTGATGAATGAGTAGTCTCACTGCACTCACTACGTCTGAGCTGAATGGTCGTATGGATGAGATTGACCGACTCCTTGTTGAGGAGAGTGACGTTAAACTGAAGCGCACACTCAACATTGAACGTGGTCGTATTATTAAGGAAATGAAGCGTAGGCAGACAAGTGTAGCTCACAGCATCCCTGACCCACAAACCATTCCCCATGTGTTCTTTAATGTGGAGCTGACCAGACCAGCGTCAAAGGAGCTACAGCAATACTTAGAGGCGGTGCTAACACACTACCCTGACCACTTACGTTACATCTATGACAAGAGTCAAGAGTACACAGAGCATGGTGGTTGTCGGAAGATGACCTATGCAACTTGGAAAAAGAAACTTAAATCAGACTTGGGGAAATGCAAATGGTAAACCAGAAAAGCAACCCCTTGCACATTGAGAACACTGTCAACCAGTTGGCTAGGGAGGAGCTACGTCTCCCTCAAGCCTTCACCACTTACCGAAACATGCTACAAGATGAATATATTGGTGGTGGTGTAAACTTGGTCAAGAGTTTGCTCAACAAGCAAGGCTTTACGATTAAGACTCCTGAAGGAGCTACAGAGAAGAGTAAGCGTTACATTGCAAAACTCAACACCTCGCTTGAGAATATGGAAGGGCTGAGCAAGACACAGTTTATTAACTACGCCTTGTCTTGTATGGAATACGGGGTGGCTTTGTTTGAGGTTGTGCCTCAACGTGTTAATGGTGATGTGGTGTTCAAGACATTCTCACCAATACACCCAAAGGACGTACACAAGTATGTATTCAAGCGCAATAAACTGGAGAAATTGATTCTCAATCCCGCAGAAAATGATGGCGTGATTGTTGCTGATGGTGAACAAACTGAAATCAGTGGTGACAGGGTGATTATGATTCGCCTCAACCCTGACCTAGACAATCCTCTAGGACGCTCTGTTCTACAACGGTGTTTCACTGTATGGAAGAGTAAGCAGATTGCCTCTGAGTATGAGCTGATTGGTATTTCTAAAGACTTGTCAGGCAGCTTGCGAATCAAAGTACCCACTGAGTACATTAACGACTACTACAGCAACCCTGCTAGTCCTAACGCACTGTACGTTGAGAACCTGCTAAACCAAGCAGAACTATTACACGCTGGTAAGTCTTCTCAAGTGTTGATTAGCTCTGACACACAAGAGAATGGTGTTGGCATCTTTGACATTGACATGATTGGTAACAGTGGCGGTACACGTTTTGATGTGAACACCACTATTGAGCGTTATAACAAGGCCATGCTAATCACGCTATACACAGACATTCTAGCTCTTGGTAATGGTGCAACAGGTAGTTATTCATTAGCATCTTCTAAGACATCTCTGCTGGGATTGTTCATGGAGAGCTTACAGAATGCTATTTCAGAAGGCTTTGTCAAAGCGATTGACTACGTAACTGGTCTTAACGGAACACCAATCAATACAACTCTGGATTGGGAAGATGTTAACGAGGTGAATGGTGAGGAGTTCACACGGGGATGGCAACGTTTAGCTCAAGGTGGCTTGGTCACTCCAGACGAAGACCTTGAAGCATGGTTGCGTGAATCTCTTGGTGCTCCAAAGGCTGATTACAACAAAGCACTCAAGACAGAGGTTAAGGCTGACCCTGTTGACCGCTTAGAATCAGACAAGGAGAAGTGAGATGGCGTTTAACAGTACGACATTACCAACCAACGCACGTAATCGTGTACGACTCCTTGTAGGGGACGTTGCTGACATTCCTTGGCTAGATGATGGTGTTTACAACTACACACTGGACAAGAATGAAGGTGATGAACTAAAGGCAGCATACGAAGTGTTGTCTTATGTAGAGAGCAGAATCACTCTGGAACCTGTTTCAAGTTCCAATGGTTTTGTAGACGAAGAACGTCCATTGTTAAATTGGATTGCCACTCGCAAAAAAGAGCTTCTTGACGAGATTGCTAAACGCGATGGTAAGTATGCTCCTCCGGTAGTGGTGAGAAGTGACCGTAAAAACTGGAACGACATAGATTCAATTTTCAATGGTATAATCAATAGAGGCTAAAGATGCTAGACAAACTCATGGCAGGCTGGAAAGGCCGAAACAAAACACCTGAGAATAAAGAGGAACCTAACACAGAACTCCTTAATGAGTACAAGGAGAAACTGAAAGGTATTGTTTACGATGATGAGCTTGTTGAGCAATTCGCTCCTCTATTCGTTAAACTACATGAGCATGACCCCGAAGGTGTTATGATGGAGCTACTTGAATCAAAGGAACAACAGATTCAAGCCATTGCTGACGGAAGTGCATTCAAGGAAATGTCCCCTGAACAACAGGAAGACATTGAAACTAATAACGGGGAAGAACAACCTAAAGAATCCGACTTCTCTGTTGAATCTTTTATTGTCAATCGAGGTAAATAAATTATGGCTATTGTAAAAACTGTTAAAGCTCCTGAGCAATTCCTTGTTGAAGTGAATGGCGGCTACGACATCATGTTTGAAGAAGTTGAAGTGACTGTTGCTGGTGCCCTAGCTTCCGGTACTGTACTTGCTGATGCTGCTACTGAGGCCACTGGTATTGAAGCAGCGGTGATTGGTATTCTGGCTGATGACAAGCCTGCTGGCACTGCAACTGTACGTGTTATGACTAAAGGCAACCCTTCTAAGGTGCGTGCCGCTTCTCTGTCCACTTCCACTGCTGCTATTGTTGGTGCTCTTGAAGCACTAGACATCTTTGCAGTGTAAGCAACTTTTTATTAAATAACCCTAAGAGGTAAATGAGAATGATTCTTGACAACTCCAAAGTAGTAGACCAAACCGCAGCAATCAACAAGGTTGAAACTGTACCTTCCCTAATCAGTTCACTGGGCCTGTTCCGTGATGCCACTGTAGGTTCCGATGCAATCACCTTTGACGTTAAAGCTAACAGCCTAACCGTCCTTGACGATTCTCTGCGTAACACTCGCAACAAGAACACTATGGAAGACCAGCAGTTTGACATGCACACTCTGGCTATTCCTCACTATGCAATCGAAAACACCATTGGACGCAATCAGCTTGCTGGTGTACGTGGATTCGGTGCTGAAACTGAGAAAGCTGTCAACATGGCTGTTGCAGAAGAACTTGTACGTCAAGCTGAGCGTCACGACAATCACGAAGAATACCTGAAAGCACTCATGCTGTTCAAGGGTGAGATTGACACCAACTTCTACGGTTCAATCAACATGGCTGCTGAGTTCAACGTCACCCGTCCAACCAACACCATTGCTGCTGCTGATGACCTAGCTGCCAAACTACGTGCCATTGTTAAGCAGTCTAAGGACGCACTGAAAACTGGTGGACGTGTACGTGGTTTCATGCTGTTTGCTGGTGCTGACCTGTTCGACCTAATCGCTGGTCATGCTGATGCTAAAGCTGCCTTTGCTGGTGCTGGTTATGGTAATAACCCACTGCTGAACGAGCTAGGCGAAGCTGGTGCTGGTTACTCCATGTTCCGTCTGGGCAACGTAGACGTTGTTCTTTACGATGACAGCTTCACCAAGGCTGACGGTACTCCCGTTGACATGCTGGCATCTACTGGTGGTCTGCTTGTACCACGTACTGAACTGGGTAGTGCCTTCTTTGGCCCTGTCTCTAAGCTGTCTGGTATTGGTAGCATGGGTGCTAAGCGTTTTGCTTCCAGCTACCGTGACCCCAAAGACCGCTTCATTGAAGTTGAGTCTGAGCAGAACACCCTTGTTGTTAACCAACAGTTCGGTGCTACAGTA